TTATTAGAAATATAATAATGAAAAATGAAAAATTAGAAGATTTTATATCAAAACAAAGTGAAGCCATAAATGCTTGTGATAAAAGACTCAAAGAAATAGATGATAAAAATATATTTTATTCGGATGATGAGATAGGGTGGTTTTTTAAAGAAGTACAAAAAATACAAGAAGCATTAAATGAATTTACTTTAAAATAATGGAGTTATTTAATATACCTAAAAAAATACACCCCCGTAAATCCCTAGAAGCTTCTTTTAAAATACCTTTAAATATATACCAAACATGGGAAAACAATAAAGTACCTAAAGGTATGTATAAAGCTATATATACTTGGATTAACTTAAACCCAGAATATACATATAATTTATATGATTCACAAGATAGATTAAATTACGTTATTAATTTTAATTGTAATGATTTCTCCTTTGATAATAAAGAATTATTATATTGTTATAAGAATATGGCCAAAAATGCAGCTAAAGCAGATATATGGAGATATTTAATATTATATGATCAAGGGGGAGTGTATACAGATATAGATACAGAATGTCTTATTCCTCTTAAAAATTATATAAAAAAAGAAGATGAATTTTTAAATGGGTTAAATAATAGAGGACAAATTTATCAAACTTTTATATTTACAAAACCAAAACATGATTTTATAAAAGAACTTATAGAACTCGTAATATATAATATAAAAAATAAATCATTTATTAATGATTGGCATGGTTTAAAAACACTAACAGGTCCTACTACTATAAATTATGCTATTAAAAAACATTTAAATTTACTTACTCCTGAAGAAAAAAATAGAAAAGCAGATATAGGTAATCAATTTAAATTTGATTATAATTTATCTGATCTTAAGGGATATAAAGTAAAATTTATTCCTAATTTCACTGATGATTATATCAACTTCCAATATAAAGATTATAAAAACGAAATATTAAAACTAAACCTACCTCATTGGGAAGGAGATAATGAAAACCAAATATTTTTAAATTAAAATTATGTTAGACAAAACCAAATATGCTCCAAAACCTCCCCCAGAACCAGTGATTACTGGTTCTCTTACGCCTGAACCAAAAAGAAGGGGAAGAAAAAGAACAAAAAAAAGATACTTCACAGAAGATACAGACGCAGCTATAAAAGAATATTTAGCTTCATCAAACCAAGATGATAGAGATAATATATTTAAAACAAGAATACATTACCCCTTCTACAAATTAGCAGAAAATCTTATCCATACATTCAAATTCTACTATACAGAAGTAGATGATTTAGAGGATTTAAAACATGAAGTAATTTGTTTTCTTTTAGAAAAACTAGATTATTTCAAACCAGAAAAAGGAACCAAAGCATTTAGTTATTTTTCAATTGTGGGTAAAAATTATCTTATTTTATATAATAATAACAATTATAAAAAGAAAAAACAAAAAGCAGATCCTTTAGCAGCTGATGAAGATGAGGGAGTTCTATACCAATTAGGAAGAGACGAACGTAAAGCAGAAATAAAAGATTTTATAGATTACCTTACAGAATATGTCGATAAACATATGTTTACTATGTTTAAAAAAGAAAAAGACAGAAAAGTATGTGATGCTATAAATGTACTTTTTAAACGTAGAGAAAATCTAGAAATATTCAATAAAAAGGCGCTATATATTTATATAAGAGAAATAACAGATGTAGAAACTCCTGTAATTACTAAAGTTACTAAAAAATTAAAAGTTTTATATAAATCTTTATATAATGAATATATAGAAAAAGGTTATGTAAGAGTCTAAAAACTCCATATTTATAATAAAACAATATGGATTCATTAAACCAAATATTATTTGACGATAAATCCTTTGGTGATTTATTAAAAGAAATTCACGGTAATCAAAAGAAAAAAGCCAAACAACTTGCATCTTTGATAGCTGAATTACGTCCTTTAGTTCAATCTTTAGGTGATGCTACTGTAGTAGTTCCTTTAATAAAGGAATATATGGAAATTAGTGTTAAAAATGACGACCAATTAATAAAAATGGCAGCTATTGTACAACGTTTATCAACAGGAGCAGCTTCAAGTGGTGATGGTGGTTTATTAACAGCTGAAGAAATGGACCAATTAATGGATGTAGCTGAAGAAATAGCTAAAACTGTTGAAAAACCAAAAGAAATAGAAGCACCTTCTCAAGAAGAAATAGAAAAATAAAATGGCAATAGTTAGATCATCTAAAAAAGGAGGAAATGTATATACTAATAAAGGCGATGCACCTTTAAAGGCAGCAAGAGTAGTAGATGTAATTGTAGATATAAATCACCCACTAGCAGAAGAATATGGGGGGTATGATGCAATAGGGACTATTTTTTATAGTCTATTAGAAAATATAAATCAAAACCAACAAAGTGGAGTAAAAGCTCCTAAAGCAACCCCTTTACTTACACATTTAAAATATATACCTTTAATAAATGAAATAGTATTAGTTTTAACTACTAACACTAGAGAAATATATGGTAGTGATAATCCTCAAAAATCATATTATTTGTCCCAAATTAATATGTGGGGTCATCCCCACCATAATGCTTTACCTACTTCACAAGGCAGTGAGGGATTATCATCCGCAGATTATGTAGAAACAGAAGCGGGTATAACAAGACAAGTAGTAGATGAAGGAACAGATATAAGATTAGGTACTTATTTTAAAGAACAATTAGATATAAAACCCTTATTACCTTATGAAGGAGATTTAATTTTTGAAGGAAGGTTTGGAAACTCAATACGTTTTGGCTCAACAAATATAAGTGATAATATAACAGAAACAAATGGGTGGAGTAATTCAGGAGAAACAGGAGATCCTATTACTATAATAAGAAATGGTCAATCACCTAATTTAGATGGAAAAGGATGGACTCCCACAACAGAACAAATAAATGAAGACCCATCAAGTATATATTTATGTTCTAATCAACAATTATCAAATTTTAAACCTAGAATTACTACTAATCGTAGTATGATTAAAAGAACATTTACAGAACGAGGT